TCTACACGCAATATTATCCTGAAGTCACCAAGTATTGGCGCTCACCTTTTCAGGGTCTGGAGATTGGTGATCATTTTGCACCAGCGGTCATTAGCAACAAGGATACGCGATCAACTGTCAATGATGTCCTTTTAGATGCAATTATGAAATGGGATGTCCCTGAACATCAAATTGATCTTGTGTTGTTAGATGAGTGTGTTGATGCCATTGCTGAATATTGTGCTGATCGTATCCAAGCCAGCAAATATCGTATGCGTGTGTTAACCAAGACTGAAGCTATTAACAAGTGCACTGACATACCTGGCAGCAACCCGATATACCGCTACAGTTCACCTGGTTTTCCTTGGACCATGCACGGGATAGCGCGCAAGGCATTGCTGTTCGAACAAAATGATGAAGGTTTGTTCAAGATGGCATCAAATGAACAGGGTGAAATGTTGCGACATGGTGTAGATCGCTTGATTGATAATGCGAAACAGGGCATTCGTACTGCTGTTGTTTTCCATGGTGCCCTTAAGGACGAGCCCTTGAAGCTTAAGAAAATATACGATGCCACAGCGACGCGTTCGATCACTGCTTCCCCAGTGGATTATACAATTGCACATCGTCAGTACTTTCACACTGTTTCTGCGGCTTTCACAGCGCTTTTTAATGATATGCCTGTGAAAATTGGAATCAACCCACTCAGTTCAGATTGGCATGCTTTATACTTGTGGCATGCTGAGGTTGGTGATGTTGGTTTCGATTGTGATTTCGCAAAGTGGGATGCTACAGTACCGCTTGAGTTGATGGAACGTTTGCCACGTATTTACAACAAGATTTTCCAGAGATGTGATCCTAATTGGAAGGCAGAAGACGATGTTGTTAGGCACACATTACATTCATGTATGCATCGTGCACTAGTGTTGTTTCGAAACGTGATCTTGCAGATGCCGGGTGGGCAAATGACTGGACAACCACAGACTGCTCTTGACAATTCATTGATTAACTGGATTTATGCTTTCTACGTTTGGATGAAGCTCGCTAGAGTACACGCTCCGAAGCTTGCCTGCTTTTACCAGTTTCAGAAGCAGGTCCGCTGTTCGTTTTACGGCGATGACAATGTCATCACCATGAATCCGGCTATCCGTCATTGGTTCAATTTTGTCACTTATGCTGCCGAGTGTAAACTTCTTGGCCTTACAGTGACACCTGCAAACAAGGGGGAAGTTATCCATCCTCACCAGCCACTTGCTCAATTGTCTTTCCTCAAGCGCGACTTCGCTCATATGGAAGGCTCAGACTTGTGGTTTGGTGCTTTGTCGAAAAACTCTCTCCAGCGCATGTTGGATTGGACGACTGGAAAGCCGCACCGTTTTTGGCTGGACCAAAACGCTGTAGCTTACGATTCAACCTTGATTGGTGATATTACTGTGAACTTGCTTCTTGAATGTGCACCTCATGGGCGCAAGTTCTTCGACATGGTGCGAGCGTGGGTGATTTCACGCGCTGAGGTATGGAATTTTGAATTGCCATACCTTCCTGACTATAACTCCGCGTGTCTGGAGTTTCACGATGCATAATTTGTGGGAGACTCGCCTTAGCGTTTCCCTGCGTTAATGTAAATGTTTATTGTGTTTTAACGCTATTTCTTGTATTTAAATGTTTGCATTATGGCTGCTCCTGCTGTTCCTAGTGATCGTCCTGGCACCTCAGTTGACCCTGATTCTGATGTACTTGCACAGTCTGTTTCATCTCTTCATCAGCGTAATCCTAGTCCGGCTGAGATCCAAAATCATGCGGGACAATCTAATCGTCCTGATAACTATGTTTATTCACATTTTATCGAAAGTGCTTCATTTTCTTGGAATACCTCACAGTTGCCAGGGACACTTTTGTATTCCTGTCCCATTCACTGGTCTCAATACAATCCAATTATTCAGCAGCTTTGTAGTATTTATAATTGTCATCAGTCTGATGCTGATTTTGGTGTAAAAGTTGCAGGCACTGGTTTTCATGCTGGAGCCTTGGCATTTTGTCGAATTCCGCCAAATATTGATCCACTTACTGTGGCTAGTCCTCGTGACTTTACAATATTTGAGTGGGAGTTGATTGATCCCAAGAAACTTGAGCTTGAAGGTGTAGATGTCATGGATCAGCGTAATGTAATGTATCATTATAATCCTCTTGATCTTAAAAATCCAGAGACTTTTGGTGGCTATTTCGCAATTTTCGTTTTGATGCAACTTGCTACTTCTTCATCAGGCAATCAGCAAATTTCTGTTATGGTCTTGAATAAATTGAATTCGCGTGCTTCTTTTTCACAACCACGCCCACCACGCTCTTTGGCAGCGCAACTCACTTTTGATGCTTATGAAGAGATTTTACCAAATTACCCAATTTTTTCCGTTCCTAGTGATGCCATGATGATTCAATATATGGTTGCTGGCGTTTCTCCTTTTATGAATGCAAAGAATTTTGCCGTTCAAACGCGTTTGGATGGCATTTCATATACTGGTATTGATTATGCTCCTGTTCATGCTAATGTTTATCTTGTTGATTCTCCTGTTGGGCCACATAATAATATCAACCTTTGTAATATCACTACTGCTGGTGGTAGTTTAGCACCTTATGGCAATGGTTACCAAATAAGGAATAACGATGTTCCTACTGGCCTTGATGTAGTTGCCGCTGCACGTTATCTTTCTGGTGCAAATTTGCAAAATGCTGCTGGTACTTGTATTACTCAAACCAACGCTATGACTTGGAATAATAGTTTCATTAACGTTGGAAACCCACCCGTGCCTACTTCTTATCTTGCACATTATCTTGGTTTATCTGGGATTGTGATACCTCCTGCTCCTCTGCCAATTGCTGGTGAATCAATTCTTTTCTTTACAACCACTTCTACAATTGCAGATGGCGACTTAAATGGTGCGTATCGATCTACTCAGAATGATATCATGGTTTATGTCTTGAGGAAACTGGCGTCCCAATACTCTTGGGCCCCATCTTCCGCTTTGATATTCACCATGGTTGATCGTGATACTGATCTACCCATCACTTATGTCAAGTTGTCTTTCAATGGTTTGCTTACTGTACCAGCTGTTACAACCAATGTGATCTTTTCTGCATATCGGTTTAAGCTGGTGTTCTTTAGTGTTGGTCAAGCATCAGTTCCTTTGCCTCAGCAATCGTCTGAGATGAAGAGGAACTATCGAATGCTTCAGGCTGCTATGGCAAATGAGAAGTTTGAGTCAGAACTCACCAGGCTACGAGCAAGGGTTGCGACTCTTGAGTGATGCTGCTTTGCGCGTCACGTTCTTGTTAGTTTGAGTTACGGGTTGTTAGTCCGATTGAGTCCTGTCCTTAGACTTACTCTTTGTTGATGTAAACTGAACTTCGTTATGTATACTTACACTTTAAAGCTCACTCTTGCTTTTGCCGATACTGCTCGTGAAGTGAAGTTTGTTGCTTCAGTTCAAAAGTTGTATCCTTTCATTGGTTGGTCTTCTTGTGACGGCATTTTTAACTTTTCTTGGCTTTGTGCTGATTTTTCTAATCTTGGCATTGTGCCTGCTATCCATAATCTTGCCAAACAACAGGCAACCTCAATTCGCTCTTTGGAATTCCTTCTTGAGTAATGTACATTGTTTGGGTTAAATTCGATCATTTGTATATTTGGGATTTTGATGAATTGTTTCAGGAAAACTTCGTCCTCAACCCGCAAGTCGCTGGTAACGTGTGCCAATTCGCGTTTGCAGGCACGCTCACGCATCTCGGTGAACACTTACGTAATTTCTGGTTCGGGCAACATTGCTGGATCTTTGAACAGAACTCAGATTTCTTCTATTCCGGCAGCACAGATCATGAACAAAACTGAGATTATTGATTTTTGTAAGTCTTCACCTCAACGTGGTTGGGCTAAAATTGATAAGTTTAACACGTATGATTTTGTGGATTATGATAGTGCTCTTAACTATTTTCTTCATATTTCTCCATCGCGAGCGTCTGAGGCTGTTGACAACGGGTACAAACTTGAGTTCACAAAGGCATCGCCTGACGTTGTTACCTACACACTCGTTGAACTTACCAGAGGGGAACATACGGTTACTTTTAGAAACCGCATCCTTTACCGAGCTGATCGAGATTACCAGGACTGGTCAGGCGACCTCTTGTATCACACACCATAATGGCTGAAGCTGCTGGAGCCGCTGCAGCTGGTGTACAACAGGGTGGAAATGTGTTGACTTCTCTTATGAATGGGTTGTTTGCTAATAAGAATTCACAACGTGCTGCTGCTAATAATGTGCAACTAAAAACTATGGACCAAACTTTTTATAATGCACAACGTGATTGGATGCAAGCTCTTTATGCTCAAAATGGTGTTCCTTTCGTTCCTGGCATTACAAATTCTGATTCTTCTCCTTTGCCTAGGTACTCTCAACAATTAGGTTCACGTAATGTAGCTTCTGCTTTTCCTGGCATTGCTCCTCAGCGAGGAATGCTTACTGATGTCAATCAATATGTTAATCCACCTTTAATGCGTTAACTTTGTTTGTATTGTTGGTTGTGGATGAGACCCCGGATATGATCGGTTAGGCGGTACCGGAGGGGCAACTTTACCCATCAACTTTTCGTTTTGTTTGCATTGTTGGTCATGGATGAGACCCCGGATATTATCGGTAGGTTATACCGGAGGGGCAACTCTGCCCATTGACTTTTCTTTTGTTTGTTATGTTCGCTTCGACGCGCCGAGGGTTTTCTCTCGCTCGTTGGGGGTTTGTTTATAACTTTCAATAGTTTCCCTCATTTGACGACGTGCTTCGCGGCTGTTGTCATTTGACCACTTTTATCCTGTCTAGTACCACATCGTCTCGCGACTTTGGTTGGCTACATCGGATTCATTAATTTCTTTGATTCAGACTACTGTTTCTTTCTTGTTAGCGTGCGAGTATAAAGCTGTCATTGGTTTCAGCATGTTAATTCGAAGCAGGTGTTCTGGTCATCTAACTTAATCTTGCCAGCGGGGCAGTACAGTTAGACTTCATTTATTGTTGTTTTTCTTTTATTGTTTTACTGACTTGTTTGACATATATTATGTATAGTGATTTTGACTTAATTTAGGTTTTAATTGTATATAGTAGTTTTGTCTTTTATTGCATATAGTAATTTTGTCTTAATTTAGG